GGAAACTCTCTTAAAGTATCATTTGCAGATTCTAGTAACTATGACACCAACTCAGTTGGTTCAACTACTATTACAGCAGGTGGATCTGGTTACACATCAGCAACTGTAACATTTAGTGCAGCACCAGCAGGCGGTATTACTGCTACTGGTACAGCTACAGTAAGTGGCGGAGCAGTTACTGCTATTGTAATTACTAATCCAGGTAATGGCTACACATCAGCACCAACAATTACTATTGGCGGTGACGGTTCCAGCGCAACAGCAACAGCAACATTAGCTTCTGATTGGACATACAAAACACAATTTGATAGAGCACCTTTAACTTCACCAATGGTGTCAGCTAAAGGCGGGTCAAACGACCAAATGCACATTATTGTAATAGACGAAGACGGTCTATTCTCAGGTGTAGCAGGAACAGTTCTAGAAAAATTTGATAATGTGTCCAAAGCTTCTGACGCCAAAGGTTTAGAAGGCGGTTCAATTTACTACAAAGACGTAATTAATAATCAGAGTAAATATATATGGTGGAGTGACCACCCAGCAAATGAGCAATCATCTGGTTGGGGACAAAACAGCACTACCACTTTCACATCAGACTTCTCAGCAGCGGAATCTACAGTCTCACTTACAGGTGGAGTAGACGCAGCACCTAGTTCAGGGAATATTCAAACAGCTTATGCCCTATTCGCAGATGCAGAATCCGTTGACATTAGTTTGATTTTAACAGGCGGACACGCAACAGTAGACGTTGACTATGTTATTGATAACTTAGCCAAAGTTAGAAAAGACTGTATTGCATTCCTATCACCACAAAGGGGTAGCGTTGTAAACAACGCAGGCTCAGAAGTTACATCAATGGTAACCGACAAACAAACACTTGCCGGAACATCATATGCTGTAATGGACGGTAACTGGAAATACCAATACGATCGTTATAACGACGTTTACAGATGGGTACCACTTAATGGAGACGTAGCAGGTCTTTGTGTAGCAACAGACTTAAGCACTGATCCATGGTTCTCGCCCGCAGGTTATAACAGAGGACAAGTCAGGAACGCAGTAAAACTTGCATTTAATCCTACTAAAACAAATAGGGACGATATGTACAAAGAAGGTATTAATCCAATTATTAATGCCCCTGGTACAGGAATTATCCTATTTGGAGATAAAACAATGTTAGCAGCACCTAGTGCTTTTAACAGGATTAATGTTAGAAGGTTGTTTATTGTTCTAGAAAAAGCGATTGCTACAGCAGCTAAATTCCAACTATTTGAATTTAACGACGCATTTACTAGGTCACAATTTACATCACTATTAACTCCGTTCTTAAGAGACGTTCAAGGACGTAGAGGAATCTACGACTTTAAAGTTATTTGTAACTCAAGTAACAATACGGCAGAGGTTATAGACAGAAACGAATTCATTGCAGACATTTTTATTAAGCCTGCACGTGCTATTAACTTTATTCAACTTAACTTTATCGCTACTCGAACAGGCGTAAGCTTCGAAGAGATTGGTGGGTAATATAAATATAGGTAAGAGGAGAAACAAATGAACATTGAAGAGTTTAGAAGTAGGTTAGGAGCTGGTGGAGCCAGACCTAATCAATTCAGAGTTACTCTTAATTTCCCAACTATTGCGGAAAGCGATAACACCTATAGCATATTGGTTTCAGGAGCAGCCATTCCAGCTTCCACTGTAAACCCAGCTATTATCCAATATAGGGGTAGGGAAATTAAGTTAGCCGGCGAACGTATATTTGATCCATGGACAGTAACAATAGTAAACGACACTAATCAGTCTTTAAGACGACCATTTGAACAATGGTTGGATTCAATGAACCAGAAAGATGACAACAGGGGTAATTTAAATCCTGTAGATTATTTCCAAGACATTGAAATTGAACACTTAGATAGGAACGACGCAGTATTACCAGGTGGTAAATACATTTTATACGATGCGTTCCCGATTAATATGTCAGAAATTGCATTACAATATGCACAGAACGACATTATCGAAGAGTTTACAGTTACATTCCAGTATCAGAGATACGAGAACGTAGGCATAGACGTATCCGTGTAACGGATATGATCTTACAGTTTAGGTAAGAAAAGACATTATGGATATATTTGGATTTGAAATAAAAAGAAAGGATGGTAATAAAGCAACGAACGAGAAATCGTTTGTTGCACCTTCCGATGACGGCGCTATTGAGTCGATAAGAGCCGGCGGTTATTATGGTACATATTTAGATTTAGATGGCATTAGCCAAACGGAATCTGAACTAATAAAAAGGTATCGTGATATCGCTATGATGGCAGACGTTGATACAGCGATTGAGGATATTATAAACGAATCAGTCGCTCAATTGGAAAACGAAAGTCCAGTTGAAATCAACTTAGACAAAGTAGAGCTTTCAGCTTCTATTAGAAAATCAATATCCAAAGAGTTTGAAAGCCTTAAGGCAATGATGTCCATCCAGGATATGGCACAAGACTATTTCCGAAGATGGTACATAGATGGAAAGATTTACTTTCACAAGGTTATCGATATAGATAACCCTAAAGACGGGATTAAGGATATAAGATATATTGATCCTAGAAAAATTAGACGGGTTCGGGAGGTAAAGAAGGAAAAGACCGCGACCGGTGTAATGTTTGTTAAAGATATAGATGAATATTTTATCTATAATGACAAAGGAGTTACTACAAAACCCGGTGCGTATGTAGCCCCAGAGAATCAACAGGGCTTAAAAATTGTAAAGGATGCAATTGCATATGCACCAAGTGGTTTGGTAGATCACGATAAGAAAATAGCATTATCGTATTTACATAAGGCAATAAGGCCGGCAAACCAATTAAGGATGATGGAGAACGCAGTAGTCATTTATAGGATTACAAGGGCTCCTGAAAGACGTATTTTTTATGTAGATGTTGGTAACTTGCCAAAGATGAAGGCAGAACAATATCTAAAAGACATTATGGACAGGTATAGAAATAAACTTGTTTATGATGCTAATACAGGAGAGATACGTGATGATAAGAAGTTTATGTCTATGTTGGAAGACTTCTGGTTACCTAGAAGGGAAGGCGGGACAAGCACTAACATCGACACTTTGCCAGCAGGTCAAAACCTAGGGCAGATTGAAGATGTAGAGTATTTTCAACGTAAGTTATATCAAGCGTTGAATATACCAATGTCACGTTTAGAACAACAGGCAGGACTTAACTTTGGTAGGGCAGCTGAGATAAACAGAGACGAGATGAAGTTTACAAAATTTGTAGACAAACTTAGAAGAAAGTTTTCCGTACTGTTTAATGATATACTACGCAGC